GCTTCTGTCATTTTATTTACCTCCTTGGTAATCTTAATTGTACTAATGCCTTTAGCACTATCAACTAAGAACTTTATCATGTTTGCTTTTTCGTCATCACTTTTTTCTACAAAACCAATGTTTTCCATGTTCTTACCACTGACTGGACTTTCTGCTGTTTCTGAGTCAGATACTAATACGATACCGTTTTCAGAATCGTAAAAAACATTTTCAATTATTGCATCTACTGATGCTCCAGAAATAACATTGTGACCGTTGACTTTTTCAACAGAAATAATGCTTGCAAACTGGTTTGCTGGGCTATCTACAAGAGATAGTTCGTAAAGATCATAATCTTTAATAATGCGAATTGCCTTGTCCATGTCTGCATTGTATGCATCATCCCAAGACTTAATATTTCCACCAATAGAAAAACCACTATATGTGCCATCTAGGACTTTCTCCCAGGCATCTTGTGCACCCTTTGAAACGTATGCAGATACATAAACTCCGCTATAGAACTTCTTTGAATTAGGGTCAAAATATTTATCTTCTTTAAATGAGACTATCTTTCCTACCGCTGATGGTTGGTGCATTTCTCTTAAATTGCCACGGAAATTTTTAAATGCCTGAAGACTTGCCTCAGTTGTAACAATATCATCTTGCTTGTCAATATTGTCAAGAGTTGCAAAGCCAGAGACCATTCGGCGCTCTACGTCTACTTTGCCAATAGGCATTGACAGACGGACGCTATTCTTGTCTGTTGTCCAGTGTGCTTTATTGATTAACATATCGTTATCCATTATACCAAATGTTTTAAGAGATTTCTCAATTATTGAGACGCTCTTCCCTCTCCTTGTGGATTGCGTCCATCAAGAGTTGCTTCACCATCTGATTGACTATTTGTTCTTTCTGCATCCCTTTGGCGATTGCCAGCAAGGTTTGCTCTAGCATCTGTTGCCTGTCTTGGAGTCATTACAAACGGAGCATCTCCATCTTTTCTTTGTGGCAAATCAAGTGCTGTACGAGCCTCATTTGGAGTCATAACCTGAGTCTTAACGTATCTCTCAAGAATCTGAGACTGGGCGATTTCATCAGTAAGAGTTAGTTCATTAAACTTAAGTTCAAGAACATCTGTCTTTTCCTTAATAATCTTGTTGACTACCTTCTCAAGATGATGTTGAGCAGGTCGTGAAACTTGCTCCTTGAATGTTCTATCCTGAGATAGCGCTGCTGCAAGTCCAGACTCTGATCCACCTAGTTTTGAAATAGGTACTTGGTGAGCAATTAAGATATCATCACGATTTTGCTTACGATACTCCTTGAATGATCCATCTTGGATACCGTTTTCAATTGGCTCCATCTTAAACTCAACCTTGTTTTGATCTGTGTCTCCAGGAAGTGGAATGTATAGAGTTCTGTGAGACTGAGACTTTAATCCAGTCTGAAGGAATCTAAACATCTTATCTTCTGCGTCTCCAGATAACTTTGCACCCTTTAGAGTAATAATGTATCGTGGTACCGCTTTGTTTTCAAAGTAGTCAATGTTATATCTTGAAGCAAGTTGGTCTCCAATTAGAGATGGCATTGCAGAAACAATGTCTGGAATACCATAGTATGTATTTAGTGGAGAATAAGACTTGATATGAATAATCTCATTTGCACGAGTATCTGCTGTTACTGGGTTTGGATTTGTTGCACCAAAATTTCTAAAGTAAACAACTGCTTGTCCAATAATCTGAAGGAATCCATCATTTAGTCTACGGACACGAACAGTAGTTGCTGGGATGTGACCAATGTATCCAATCTCACCCTTGATTGTTCTTCCAACTTCAATAAATCCATTTCCAGTTGCTTCAACATCTGTGTAAACCTTTTCCATGATCTTTGTAAAACTATCATCGTCATTAAGGTTTTCTAGCCAGTCACGTAATTCAATCTTGGCTCTTTCAATTCTATTTCTTGCTCTTTCAGTTGCTGATTCATCTTCTGACATTTCTAGTCTAAGTGCAGTTCTATCTGCAATGTCAAAACGATATCCAAGACCTACAATATTTTCTACCTTTGCATCAATTGCAGCGTGGTTAGCAAAAGAGGTATCGTAAAAGTTTGCAAGTTCATACATGTTATATGGTGGTGTGATTACATCAAATAGACCGTATCCATTTCTATATACCGTTCCAGGATTAAGAGCCTTTGATCCAGCATCTACTCCAGACGGAACTGCATTTGCAGAATCTAGATATGCCTCATTTGGAGTTATTGCTTTGCTTACCTGTCTTGCTACCCGACGACGAAAGTTTTGATCTAATCCAGAGTATTTCTGTAACTCTTCCCAGTTTTTATTAAATGGGTCGCTTGCTTTAAATTGACTCTCTTCTTGTTCTTGAGTGTTTAGGCTTGCTCTTACATACTGGAAGTTATCATCATCATCAGTCACTTTCGTACGCATCCCTTCCGTGTGTATTTAATGTTTTCTGTGCATCGGCAATTGCGCCTAAGTCATTAACATTTGGAATTAACCCTTGTCTCATTCTATCTTTTTGTTCTGAATATTCTTCTTCTGATATTCTAGTTAGTCCAGGAACAAAATGGGCTGTGCCTTCTCCGTCGTCACCATTAAATATTGCAGCCCTTTTAAGTTCTGCAATCTTTGAGATGTCACCTTTTTGAGCGGGAATGTTTAATACAGAACCAGTTCCGTCAGTAAACCACTTTCCGTTTGACTTCTTGTATACGTATAGACCCCAGTCATAATGCTTATCAATGACCTTGCGTCGTACATTTTCAACAATTGGTTTGCCAGTTTTTGGGCTAAATAAAGAATCCATAACCATAAGTATACCAGATTACACTGGTGAGGCTACAGATATTGACCAGGTAGTGTCATTGTATATTTTCATCTTATCTGCATCAAAAATCATGCCTTCTTCATCATCAATGATAATCTTATTAGTTCCAATATAGGTTTTATATACATCTTGAGCGTTAACTCCATATAGGGCTGAGGCAGAAATGACTAGAACGCCTTCCCAAGTATAGTTATTTAGCCAGTAAGACCAATTTATATTTGTAATCCCATCCTGCTTAACCTTAAGCCATGGTCTATTAATCTTAGACTGCAACTGCTGAAGGTTATTTGCTTGGTAATAAGCAACATTATTAAATAATGCTGGACTATTTAGATTAATTGATCCTATGAACAAGTCAAAATTTACTGCTTCTCCAAAGTTAACTCCTAGGGCTGACCACTCTTTAATTGTTAGTACTGGTTCTCTTACTAGAATTCCATTAATATAATATGATATTCCCTGGAAATCTGAGTTGTCTGATTTATTTTTAGCATAAATCTTACCACGTTGACCAGTTTCGTCATTTGCTACAACAAAGAAAGTAATTGTATCTGCCTTGTGTCTTACCTCAAACAAAGGAATTGGTGTTCCTGGAAAAGACTCCTGATCATACCTTATCCAAGACTGCATAGCACTTACTCTGTAGTTTTCTGCAAGAGACTGATTAATTGGCATTGAAATTCCACGATCAAAGTTTGAATCAAAGTCTCCACGAACTTGTATTCCAGAAGTTCTATTCATGTACAAGTATGGAGTGCTTCCTTTATAAATACTAAAAGGATTCTTTGATTTATAGTCATAATATAGTCCAGAGCGCTTGTAAGGGAATAGGTCTGTTCCAAATCTTGTTCCTACTGGATTAAACGAGTTATCATTAAATGCTTGTGATGCAATTTCAAGTTTTCTTAGAAGTATAGGCTTTGTTAGTATTCCACGAACATTGAACTCAAGATGATAGACGATTGCAATTTCATTAAAGTCAATATCTTTTCTTGGGTAAATTATAGTATTATCAACAACCTCAAACTTTGTAGTTGCCCAAGAAGAGTATTCAGATACATCTACTATAGAATTTTCTTTTGCAGATAGAGTTGTTGTAAAGTTGTCTTGTGAAAGATTTGCACCATCTGCAACATACTGAAAAGTAACATAACTTCTAATTGCTGCATTTTCTGTATTATATTCGTAATACTTTAAAGCCTTTTCTTTAACATCTTGGTAGTTGTTCCAACCAGTAAGCAAAGAGTTATCTAACTGCTGATAGGTTCTTTGTGTTGGCAATGAGTAAGAATTAGACAACTCTTCATATGTCCAAGATCCAGTTGTTTCTGATTGAAGCAAACTTGAGGGTGATGGATAGCCTAGGTTAAACTGTAAGAAATCTAAATCATAGAATGAGTTTCCAACATCGTTTTGAACATATTGTCCAAAATAAGATAGTGGCATGTAGTCTTCCCAGTATCCAGAAACACCGATGTCTAGGAATAGACTTCCATAAGAGTATGTTGGTAAAAGCGTATAACTTGCTGTATGTGCTAGTAGGGCTATTGCATTTTCTGATGACTCAACTCCGCTACCCGTATATGTGTCAATAATCGCAATTCCATTTTCATCAAAATAACTAGAGATAGAGTTTGCATTTAGGCTTGTTGAAAACCCTATAGAAAATATATATCCCTTAAATGTTTTAGATCCAGAGTTGTCTCCACCTACATAAAGGCTTAGAGAGTTTTGATTACCAAAAAATGTTGCAACGTTGCCACCAAAGGTATTTACAAGTGTCTGGATATTAATTCCTGCTGCAAAAAGTTCTTCAACTTCAAACTCATGTGTACGATATATTTCTTGAGATACTCCTGAGTAATACAACGAGTATACAATCTCCAACCCATCTACGTTAATGGAGAAGTAGTTCCCTGTACTTTGATTGTATATCTTAAACAATACTTCTTCTGCTTCGTCTGTTCCGCTTCCCTGGTTATTTACCTGAAACACTCCATACAAAGATGCAACCTGTGAATTTAAAATATTAAAGTTTCCAAAGTTAATATATGCACCATCGTTGTTCCAAGTTGAGTCTGGATTTAAGGATATAAAGTGGGCATCTGTGCCTAAGTCTCCACTAGTAAGATTTTGATATAAAGTATCTGAGTCGTCATAAAGTTCTTGAAGTGTTTTTGTCCCAGTAAAGATTGTTGGAAGTGAATATTGAGGCGTTGTTAATGCTGTTGCGGTTGTTGATAGGTTGTCAAATGTTCCCTGTTGCCATTGTGCAAAATCTGGGTAGTTATAGTTTGCCGTATAGTCTGCAAAAGAATAATCTAAAAAGGCAGAAGTTCCACTATAGGCAGAGTCAATGCTTTCTGATGAGCCAACACCTTGTCCATAAACATATCTTCTTTTTGCTACAACGTTTGCAACCTGGTAAGAGTATATTGCTACACAATCAATTTCTACTGGATTTACGTCAGCATAAGAATA